GCAACATGTCTTGACCATTCTAACACAAGAGCAACTGCTATGTTGCATTGCTTTACGTTTAAACTTGACATAATATAAGATTGACACATTAAAATAGTTGACATATGCCAACACAACACTTGGCAAACAACAAGACAACTAAGTGTTGGCAAACACCAAGATGGCTCGGTGAGGTTTGCCTATGTAAACTATTAACTTGGCATACGTGTATGTACTTATCACCGACATGTGTTCAAATGTTTTTCTGGGTGAATAGCAAAATTGTATGATGGAGACCACACAGTATTTTGCGGAGCTGTCGAACCATTATATCCGCCGATATTACATGATATGTATTTAATCGGTTTGCGAGGGATATACCATTTACATTCTGATATGATCTATATCTTCCTACAGCATCGTGAAAATTGGGATGATGAGGGTGTTGTGGATACAATAATACATGAGGATATTGAGAGAGCGGTTCATCGAATTTTCTGGGAGCAAGATATGAAGGCGCGCAGCTGGTCACATCTCGCGATTAAGATAAACCAGAAAACATTAGAAATGCGGAAAATGGAGCCTACGTTAAATGACTTATTTATTAATTAAAGCGAGGTCTTTCGGTAAGATAACAAAGTTAGAGGTATATGATTCTAGCCCGACTCATTGTAAGGTTGGTTATTATTTACAGAAGAAGGATGAGCATGGATTAGCGCAGACAATTCGTGTTTTTCCAGAGAAATTGCTTAGAGTTTGTAAAAATGGGCAATTACCTCATATTTTCGGAGATAATCGTGGAAAATCTGGAATTTTCGGTGAAAAACATGGTAGAATTTGATGAAATCTGGAAAGTAGTATTTACGGATGAGGAATTAGAGGTTATGCGCGTATCTGGTGATAACGTGCTGGAGAATCTCAAGTTTTTGGCGAAGATAGTATTGGCAAGATTACATAATGAGCTGTTTATGGAAAAGACAGCACATGAATCGAGTCAAGAGGTTACTAAGTTAATGGATTTAGCACGCAAGATATATGAAGATATATGGGATATTGAAGGAACGCCTAAAGATGATAGACCTTCACTTGAGCAATTATATAAAAAGATGATTAAGCGAAAGGAAATGGAAGAAGATGGTTAAATGACAAGAGGAAGACCTAAACGTGATGGATCTGGTAGAGGTATCCGCGCCAATCGTGGTCGTGGTGGATGTAAAGTTACCAGAGGTCGCGGTAGAGGTAGAAGGTAGATGGGTCCAGCACACCCGATTCCTGATACAGAATAGTCCGTGCGCGTGGACTATAAATTATATTAAGCCCTGAGGCGCACATCAAGGGGCATAAAGCGTAAAGGAGTGATCGTTATGCCTGTATGCCCCGAATGTGGTAATGGGCTCGTTCCAGCTGGGGGATGTTTTTACTGTCCTTGCTGTGGTTATGAACGATGTGGATAGATAAAATAGAGGAAAGTATATGGGAAGGATGGAGTGGGAAAATGCTCTGGAAGCTGTATTGTCTAATCCAATCACGTTTCTTGAGACGTTGACTAAGATAAAGGGTAAACCAACAAGGTTATATCCGAAGCAGAGACAATATCTGTTAGACGATAGTAGAATGCGGATAATCCTTAAAGCACGACAATGTGGTTTCTCCAAGTTAATAACTGGAGAGGCATTATATAACGCATGTGTTCAGCCGATGGGGTATCCAGAGGAGATATTGTTTGTGAGTACCACTGAACGACAAGCGGTGAGACTACTTTCAAAACATTTCTATGATTGGTATGATACTATAGATATTGCAGAAATTCCAAAAATGACCAAACGATCAAAATTGGAATGTCATTTAGATAATGGATCAATTATTGCATCCTTACCGAACAATCCACAAGGTATTCGTGGTTATTCACCTACACATATATACCTAGATGAATTTGCACATTTCAGTAATGACACAGCTATAATGGAGGCATTATTACCGTCTCTTGCACATGGTGGCGGTCTAACAATGAATAGCACGCCATTTGGTAAGGCTGGATGGTTTTATGAAACATGGGTAAATGCTGTTACAAACGATCCGAAGAAACGGAATAATTTCAATCCGCATAAGATTATGTGGTATGATGTACCTAAATGGTTAGAGGAGTACCATATATTTGTAAATATGATGAGGAAGGAATATCCGAAACTTATATTCAGACAGGAGTTTGAATGTGGATTCTTGGAAGATGCTTTATCACCATTCCCTATGAGGATACTTACACCATGTATAAACATAGATAACACATGTCTTAAGGAACATCTGAGCGGTGAGCGATTCACAACGCTGGGAATGGATCTTGCAAAGAAAGTTAATCAAACAGCAATCGTAGTTACTGAACATGTTCCATTAGAACCAACCTTACGAAAGAGAGGAGATACATATCCATTTAAACGGGTTGTACGACATGTATCTGCAGCTGACTACAATATGTTCAAATTACAATTAAGTTACCTTGATGATATTATAAAACGTTATAGACCGAATAGAATATATTTTGATGAAACATCTATGGGTGAAAGAATAGGTGAAGAATTGTATGAGAAATACGGAAGTAGGACTCATGGAGTTATTTTTTCTAATAAATCTAAATTAGATATGGTAAATAACCTAATATTATTGTTTGAACATGAGAAGGTGGAAATACCACAACATAGGGTATTAATAGGTCAATTAATGTCGTTACAAAGGACATTAACCTCGCATGGAAATATTAAATATAAAGGAGAACATGATGATTTTGTATGGGCGTTAGCACTTGCAACGTACCGAGGCAAACCGTCAAGTCCTTTATTCGCTGTTGAAACAGATGAAGGGATGAGAACATATGGGAATAATAGAACGGATTAGAAATGTATTAAATAAAAAATCACCACCTAGACGGTTTGTATTTGTAGAAGGTTCTGGCTCGTATATACCAGAGTGGCGAGGTACATATGAAGATTTTAAGAAAGGTATAAATGAGAAGGAATACTATATAGATCATAAACTCCTGATGGATTATTATAGGAAAAATGAATGGGTAAGAGCCTGTGTGGATGCGCTTGTTAATGAGGTAATGTCTCAAGGATGGGAGTTTTATGTTGAAGATGAGACTGAATCATATAAACGATTATTGAAAAAACTAGATGAATGGTTCAAACAACCGAATGCACAAGAATCATCTGAGGAGTTACTACGTACCATACTAGTAGATTGGCTAGTGACTGGGGATGCCTTCATAGAATTAGTACCTAGTGATTTGGGTAATATTACAGAATTATATGCTATTGATCCTCAGCATATGAAGATTAAGATTGATAAACATGGTATAGTAGTACAATACATACAAAAAGTTCACGGGAAAGATCCAGTGGAATTTGATCCAGAAGATATAATTCATTGGAAATATCAATCTGTGAGTAGCAGTGTATTTGGTCTATCACCATTAGAGACATTATTACAGACAGCTGCTGGTGATTTAAATGCAAGAGATTATAATAACAACTTTTTTAAGAATGCTGCCAGTCCTCGTTTACACGTTGATTTGGGCGAGGGTATTGCTCAAGACGAAATAGATAAGTTTATGGCATATTGGGATAAGGAATTAAAAGGCAAACCATTTAAAAATATTTTCACTGGTGGCGGCGCAACAGTAAAAGAGATAACATATAAGAATATTGATATGCAGTATATAGATTTCCAAAAGATGAATGCACAGAAGATCCTAGCGGTATATGGTGTACCACCGATACAGATAGGATTGATAGAAGGTTCTAATAGATTTAATGCTGATGAACAAAGACAGATTTGGAAAGAATCAAGAGTACATCCATTACAACGTAGGTTTGCAAATGGATTTAATGAGATACTAAATAGAATGGGAATAAAACACATTCGGTTTAGATTTATAGGTCTTGATAAACCAGATCCAATGAAAGATTTACAAATGCAAGTATTAAAACTCAAGCATGGTCTTAGAACAATTAATGAATTACGTATTGAAGATGGATTAGAACCAGTTGAATGGGGAGATAAACCCTTATTACTACAAACTAAAGGAAGTCCTGGTTCTGGTGGACAAGAAGGATTAGAGGTAAACCAAGAGCCTGATAAGGCGAGAGATACACAAGATACGGAAGACGATATGGATTGAGTTTCTTAGTAAGCGGAGTTATGGGACAAAAAGGCAGTATAATTGGAAATACTGCATTGATTGTTGTTGGTCTAGATAGTACTCTAATGAGACTCAAAGAAATGCCAGAGTCAATACGAAAAGGAATTATTGACGGATTTAAAGTATTAGTAAAAAATCTCGCTGAGAAAGTTAAGGATCAGATGGTGCCAGGTGTACAACTGTATTGGACAGGAGCTCTAAGAGAGAGTGTTAAAGGATTTGTATCTGGTAGAGCTGGTATATTAGGCGGTAATATTACTGCTATGGTCACAGCTGGTGATTCAAGAGTCTGGTATGCATATAAGGTACACGAACTAGGAAGAGGATGGGGATCTCATAGTTGGTCAAGAAGTAGAATGTGGGGTTCCTCGAAAAAAAAGTATGAATATAGTGTATCGTCTGTATCATACACATACCCTCCAATACCATACATGCGCATAGCATATCAATCAGAGAAGAAAAATATAGTTAAAACTATGGTTAATAATATACAAGGTGAATTAAATCAATTAATGATTAAACAGGCTTTATTACAATTAGTAGCCCTTAATAGCGCAATCAAGCAAGAACTATCAGGGTTTATAGCATAATAAATATGGTGATTAGAAAATGCCCGAAAAGGGAGACAAATATTTTCATATCCCTGTAAGAAGTAACAAGTTATTTCAGAAGGGAAGTTTTAAAACAATAAAAATAGAAAGCGGTGTTCTTGCAGTCATAGGAAAGCCTAAGGGAAGTTCAAAGACAACTATCCAGAAGTTTATGTTATCTGTTAAGAAATTTAAAACTCTGGAGAAGGCTAAAGCATGGGTTCGTAGTCATATGAAAGGTAAGAAGAAAAGCGGTTTTATTACAGATGATATTGAACTCAAATCTTTATACGGAGGAAATCGCCTGTCTTGGGGCGCGGTATTCAAATCAATTAATGATGAGGAAAGAACTATTGAACTAGAAGCATCTGATGATAGTATTGATGTAGTTAGAGATCGAGTTATGCCTGATGCCCAACACGATATAATAAAAGGTATTAATAGTGGGTATTCTACGATATTTCTAAATCATAATTGGTTAAACGGTATTGGAAAAATACTTGAGAAACATACAGATGGTACAAAGACATATTTGAAAGTATATGTTTCTGAGACAGAACCAGAGACATGGACTAAGATTAAAGAAGGCGTACTAAAAGGAGCCTCCATAGCATTCCAACCTACAAAAGTCAAATACCAATTTTATGAGGAATTAGGGTTTGATGTTAGGGAAATACATGGTTTGCAATATTTAGAAACATCCCTTACATACTTACCAGCTAATAAAAATGCTGGAATAAGGGTAATAGGTGATTAAAATGACCGAGGATTCCGATTTAGATCCACAAATTTTGGAGGATGAAATAACAGTGGAAGAACTTGATTTAGAGGATGCTCCACTACTCGAAGCTGAGCTTGAAAAAGCAAAGAAAGAGATTGATGAACTAAAGAAACTCGTTATGAAACTTACGGAGGAAAAGGCTGAGCCTGAACCCGAACCTGAAGTTAAAGACGAGCTAACAATGGATAAATTCGAGAAAATGCTCGATGAAATGTTAGATGAAAAACTTAAAGTTCCAACTCGTAAAGCGGTTGCTCCTGAGGAGAAGACTGATAAGTTCGAGTTGAGTGATGTAACCTCAAAAAAACTTGAAAAATTAAAAGAGGAAGACCCAGAAGGTTATAAGATGATTATGAACGATGGGTTAAGGAGAATATTCAAAAGAACCATACCATATATGTAAGTGGTATGGATTTATTAAACATAAAAAACAAAGGTGAAATAAGTAATGGAAACTTTAGATCCTAGAGAAGTTATCCGTAAAACAACGGCTGGTACAACTACACAGTATGATGAACTCATCATAACCGAAGTTCTACGTGAAGTAGAGAGACAGGTTAGGGAAAACAGTGTAATTCGAAACTTTTATAGAACTATTAATATGCCATCACCTACATATAATCTACCCTACCAAGATGTGCGTATGGTAGTTGGACATGTAGCTGAAGGTGGAGACATTAGCGCACTATACGATGTTCCAGAAGTGAAAGAGAAAACACAACTGGTTGCACAGAAATTAGTTGCCTATTCAACACTAACATCAGAGTCTATTGACGACACAGTGTTCGATCTTGTTGGATTTGTTGTATCTGAAGCTGTGACAGAAATTGGACTTGCAGAAGAAAATGCATTTATTAACGGAGACCAGACGACATACGATCCCTCTTCGTCAACTGATGAGAGAGCGATTTGTGACGGTATTCTTAAATTATGTGAATCAAATACGAATAATGTTGATTTAACACAGACCCCGATCACTTTAAATGCCATGAATACTGCTATGGCAAATGTTGAGACTGATCACTATGATATAGCTGATTATGCATGGTTTATGCATCCTAAAGATATTGCGACACTTCGTGGTATGGATGAGTTTGAGCATGCAGATAAGTTTGGTGGTCGCGGATCAATTCAGAGTGGTTTTCAGGGTGTTGTGTATGGTATTCCGATTATATCGGCTCGCACTATTCCTACTAATTTAGGTACTGATACTAATGAGACTGTCGCAATTCTAGCTAATAAACGCTATGGTTGGATTGGTCAATATACAGGTCTGAGAGCATATAGATTCTATCAGCAAACCCATGATAGGCTAGAACTACAATGGAATGAGCGGTTAAACTTCGTGATAAGCACACTTAATTTAGAAAGCCATGCTATGGTTACGGGCATCGTTGCATAAGGGTAATGCGATGCCCTTTATATATAAAAAAATATAGAGGAGAATGAAAATTGACAGAATACTCACAAAGTACAGGTAATTTGTTAATTGCCGAAAAAGAGGAAACATTAGCACTTGCAGGCGCATTGACGGCTCTGAAACTAGACCATCCACCTGTTGATGTTTTTGATGTTAATAGGATTGCGGTTTCTAGTGATCCAGATGTCGCGGCTGATTATGGCACTAGTGTTGAGGACTATGGAACTACACCACTCGATGATACGACAGTGCAACTTGCTCAGATGTTTAAGGCTGGGCATACAATGGTCAATACTGTACAACTTTACATGTTAAAATCATCAGATTTTGCAGGTACAGTTAAAGTAGAAATACAGACTGATAATTCAACAGAGCCTAGTGGTACTCCTGTTGGCACAGCTATTACTAAGGCTGCTGCTGCATTAAGTACAACAAAGACACTTGAAACATTTACATTTACTGATGTTACTGGTATGACTGACGATGATCCGTATTGGATTGTTATTACTTTATCTGCTGTGACGGCTGGTAAGGTAGAGGTATTTGGTAACGCTAATTCAGCGTCTAGTTATGCTGATGGTACATGTCAAGTAGAGCCTGATGGGCTTGGCTGGGATGTATATGCAAATGCTGATATATGGTTTAGGGTAGACCATGATACTGTAGATGTTGCTGATGCAAGTATTTCCGCATATGTTCAGAAATTCGCTACTGATGGACAGGTTACTTTGGGCGCATCTAGTGATGATAATGCAGTATATGAAGTTACTTACTCTTATCTGAGAGTTAAGGACTTAGATGATTACTTAGATACATATACTGGGTGGCATCTTGCAGAACATGTAATGAATGCCTTATGTATGGATGAGCGAGAGTTTTACTTTGCTCTTGGAATGCTTATTCAGAAAGGTAATGTAGAGGTAAGTCATACACTATGTAAGATAGATCCTTCTGGTGGTACAACAGCTGGTAGCTTGGAGACGTTAAGGTATAAATGTACTCCAATTGATGAACTAAAGATACACGGAGCCTAGGGGTGATTAGTATTGGTAAGTAGAGCATATGATTTCGAATATGTGACTGATGGTACTAACATCCTTAATGGTGACACAGACTGTTTTCCAGCTGATACTACAATAGCGAAAACGTTTAATGTTGGTGGATTTGCTACAATAGTATTACACTTGAAATGTAATGATGTGACAAGTGCTCTAACTATTGCGGTAACTAAATCTACAGATGGTAATTCATTTATGGCTATAAACACCAGTGTTGATAATTTAGATAATAATGAACAGTGGGTTGTTTTAACAGAGGCTGGGGCTGATGGTGGCGCCTCAATAATTAAAGTTTCAATAGTTAATGGAATGGCAGAAGAGGATGCAACTGTATTAGCTGTTGTTGGAATGAAGGCATAAGGTGAAAAAAATGGATAGGAAAGAAATCATTGAAGGACTCCGTTTCCTCGATCATATTCTTAAACGCCTAGAAATTGAAGGATTAGAAGAAGACATTCCAATTAGAGGAGAAGTTAATTTTAAACGATTCGATGAAAATGGAAATCTGACAGGCGACTGGACATATAAAAACACTATTGTTTACGCTGGAAACGATCTAATTCGCGATGCTGTCGGACAGGCTAGTGGACAGCCTGCTGGCGCTCAATGGATTGCAATTGGTACAGGAACAACCGCTGCCGATCCAACCGATACTGCATTAGAATCAGAGACGGCAAGAGGACAGGGAACATATGGAGAAAGTGAGACTGGTGCTGGGAAGAAAGATAAGTGGACATTACAATATACATTCGGTGCTGGTGTGGGAACAGGAGATATAACAGAAGCGGGTTGCTTAAACGCTGCATCGGCTGGTACACTACTTTGTAGACAAACTTTCACAGCAATTCCAAAAGGTGCGAGTGATTCAATACAAGTTACATGGACATTTACAATAACAAACCCATAAAATAGGTGATTAACATACCAACCGTAGATATAACTTACGGGCTGGTGCAATTAATGAATGATGGGACGCTAAAAGTCCCTTATACCCTTACTGTAGTTGATTATCCAAAAACAGGAGATCGACATCAGTTTAAGAGTGGTATAGAAACTTATACACCAGATCCCGAATTAAAAACAAATAGTGAAATGATAACTGAAATTAGAAATTCGATTAAGGGGAAAGTTCAAGCAGAGTTTGATAAATGGAGAAAATGTTTCGATTTGAACTTTGAGAAGTTTAGAAATTATACCGAATCGGTAGAAGTTACTGTAAGTTAAGATAGATAGCGAGATGATTTAATGGCATCAATAGCATTCATCGTCGGTGATTCTGGGAGTTTAGATACTTCACAAGAAACCACCTTTAAGAATAGACTTGAGAGTACATTAGGTCATACTTGTACGGTTATAGATGATTCTGCGGCTGAATCTACTGATTTCAGTCCATATAATATGATTTTTATTTCAAGATTATGTGATGATGCATCAGTAGACGGATTAAAAACTATAACAAAACCTATAATTCATATGAAAAAAGGTTTAGATACAGAGTTTGGTATGGCTACGGGCTATGATTCTCTAACAGGGACACAAATTAATATTGTAGATACAAGTCATCCTATAACATCTTGGAGAGGAGGAGGAACTCTTACAGTCTATACTTCATCCGAAACCATTGATTCTCAAGTAGGTTGGGGAAACGATGTTGATGATCTTTTTCAAGAGTTAGGAGATTCTACAAGAGCATCTTTATTAGAAATAGAGAAAAATCAAACACTTCAAGATTCAACTATCGCTTCGGAACGTAGAATTTTTTGGGGTATGGCAAAAGGATCTTATTTAACTTCGCTTGCATGGGATTATTTCGATAAGTCAATAGAATGGTTACTGTATGATGATGATGTGTATGTTGCATTAGTTGTAGTTGATTCTACAAGTTTGAATGCAGATAGAGAGACACCATTTAAGAATCGTTTAGAAAACACATTTGGTATAAATGTTGTTATTATTGATGACTTGGATGCTGAATATAATCTCGAAAACTGCAACCAAGAGGCGATCATAGTTGCGGAAGGTGTTACTGCTGTTCGAGTTGATGGATTAAAACCAGAAGCAACTCCACTTATGTATATGCGAAATACTGAATATGAAACTTTTGATTTAGGAACGGGAGGCGATTATTCTGCTAACGAAGATGAGATTGAAATTGTAGACACAGATCACTTTATTACCAAATACGAAAGTTCTGGTGATTTAACAATCTATGATATTAATTCATATTATAGTTATCACACGGGTTATACTAATGATGTGACTGTATTAGCAAAGGAGAAGAACCAATCAACCCACATGGTAATTGGTGTGATTGAAAAAGGTGATAAACTTGTTGATGGTTCAACATCCGCTGAAAGGCGTTGTTTTTATGGGTTATATCATGGGGAAGATCATAATGCCGCAGGTTGGCGTTTATTTGACCGTGCTATAGTCTGGTTGCTAAAATCGAGAGGATATATTGCTTTTATTGTAGATAATCCTTCTTCTCTACATTCACAATTAGATCAACCATATTATGACCATATGACACGAAATCTTAGTGGAGATTATGGTGATGTAACAGATGAAACTCCTTTATATGTAGTTCAACTTATTGATGAGGTAGATGCGGAAACTGAAGATTTTACACCTTTCGATCTTTTAGTTAT